GTTAAAGTTGATAAGGTAAAAGCAGGGATTACGTCTACAAAAGATATCTATTACGGCTATTTCCACTTATCAGAAATCCCTTCAAATATTAAAAAAGATGTTATAGTTAAAAAAGAGGAGATTTTAGGTGAAACAGGTAAAAGTGGTAATGTAGTTCCACATTTACATATGATTGTTGCAGAAGGAGATTGGGGTCAAGATAAGAATAGAAAGAATCCACAATGGTATTTCGAAGTAGGTTCTAAAATTAAATCAGAAGGTGGATGGTCTTGGGAACCAAAACAAATAAGGTTAAGTTAGTTGTTTAATTAAAAAAAAAGGAGTATATTTGCAGAATATGTATATAGCGAATATAATTACAATTGATAAAATCAACATAGGAGAAGAATTTAACATATGTTCTTCTATGTCCGACCTTTCTGAGGAAGACCTTAAATTACCTACATTAATTGTGGGTTACGAGGTTATTTGTGGTTTATATGGTGCTGATAATATTGATTTATTAGATAGACAAATAACTTCTAAAATATTTTGGACTCTTAGGAAGAATGAAAAACGTATAATTTATTCTAACGACTTAGAAACGTTCATTAGATATTCGTACAAGAAATTTGCGAGTAAACTCAACTTTATAAATGTAGATTTAATATTATACTCCAAACGTAAATTATTTAAAATCGTTAGAAAAATGCTAACCATACGTGATGGTGTGGCTTACGAATCAAGTAACAAGATAATTTACCTATATCATGATAATTTAATATTTATTATAGATTTAAACCTAACATCATATTTAGGTTTAAAATCTGATAAAATAATAAATAAGGTTAAATCTATATGTAAAAAATATATAAGTGGTAATGACATATTAATTGAATATGGTAATCATTTAGATAGATTAGAGAATGACATTAAATTAATTCCATTTTTATATTCATTAAATCCATCTGAAGAATAATTCTAATTTTATGCAGTTAAATTGAGTTTTTTACTATTTTTAAGCTATTTATAATATAAGAACATTTTAATATTTAATAAAATTATGTCAAATATAGATAAATCAAAATTCAACAACTTTCTATCCGATGATTTGGAAGAAGGAACAGTATGCGACTTAGATGGTAACTGCGTTCAAAAAACAATCAAACCAGATAAGAGTATAGTGGAAAGAATCTCAAAGAGAATAATTGTCGAAGATGGCAGACAACTTTTAATGTAATGAGTAAGAAAAAGAATTTAAACGAAGATTTGAAGAGATTCAATCTGTTAATGGAATACGATTTCTACATTGGAGAAGAAGAAGAGGAGATACTACCAACAGATGAAATCATAACCGAAGAGCCACCAGAAGGTGAAGCTCCTGAAGGTGACCTAGAGCCAGAAATGGACGATGCTGGTGGTGAAGAAATGGACATGGAAGAACCTATGGATGATACTGAGGACCCTTTTGGTGATGAAGAAATGACTGACCCGGATGCTGAGTTAGAGCCAGATGCTGAATTTGGTGGTGAAGATATGGGTGAACCATTACCTCCACCAGAACCTATGGAAGATGAGGTAGAATTAGATGTTACTGAATTAGTTCAAGGAACTGAAGCTGCGAAACAATCGGCTGACCAAGCTAATCAACAAATAGGTGCTTTAATGGCTAAATTTGAAGACTTGACTAACGGTTTAAGTAAAATGGACGACATTGCAGCTAAAATTGATGGTATGGAGCATGAAATTGAAAAAAGGAATCCAACTCCTGACGAACAATTAGAACTTCGTTCATTAGATTCATTTCCATATAGTCTTAAATTAACAGACTACTGGGATGAGAAAGAAGGTAATTATGATGCGATGGGTAAAGATGATAATGGTGATACTGAAGAGTTCACTTTAACACAAGATGAAGTTGATGAAGATTACAACCATATTCGTGTAAAAGGTTCATTTTCTGACTCAGGAGCCAAGGACGAAACACCTCCAATAAAATATTAATACCACAATCATAGTGGTACCAAGAACTAGAGTGCGATAATCAAATTATCGTACTTTTTTTTCCGAAAAAATATCGATATTTACTTGTCTACAGACGATAAAAGTAGTATCTTTGCAGTATATTAAAAATGTGAGCGCAACAATATATAAGCATTTTTAATTAGTAAGATTAACACCCATAAAAAGACGGGGTGTTGATAATTTTTAACGCCATTCTTAATAAAGACGTGAATGGACAAATAACAAACAATAATAAATTATGAGTAACGAGAAACAATCAATGCTTGATGCTATGCTTAAGCAGTATGCTGATGCAACAGCACCGAAAAGAAAGTCAAACACTCAGTTTGATAAAAAGAACTATTTTTCAACCTATTTACCAGAAGGGGAAACCAACTTAATAAAAAGAGTTAGAGTTCTTCCAACTGGAGATGCAACTTCGCCATTTATTTCAGTACACTTACACAGTTACGAGGTGGATGGACAAAAGCGAAAATTCACTTGTTTAAAGAAACAGCACAACACTGAGTGTCCTTTCTGTGAAGCTAGAATGCAACTTTTAGCAACAGGAGAGGATACGGATAAAGAGTCTGCAAAACTTTACAACGAGAGAGAGTACTACATTGTTAAGGTAATTGACCGAGACGATGAAGCACATGGACCAAAATTCTGGAGATTCCCATCTAATTATAAAAAAGATGGAGTTTATGATAAAATTTTGGCTAACATCAGAATGTTAAAAACTGACATTGGTGATGTGGAAACCGGAAGAGATTTATTCGTAAATATCGACCTAGTTCCAGGTGTAGGAGGTAGAAAACCATATGGAGCCGTAACTTCGGTTATGACCGATGCTCCAAGCAAATTATCCGATAGCGCAGAACAAGAAACTGCATGGCTTGGTGATAAAAAAGTTTGGACTGATGTGTATTCTACTAAAAACTACGAATACCTAGAAATAGTAGTAAATGACGGAATTCCAGTATTCAACAAAGCTTTAGACAAATTTGTAGCTAAAGGTTCGGTAGACGACACTTATTCGCAGAATAATGAGACTAAAACTGACCCTACTAAAGCGTTAGAAAATGAGTTAGAAATCGGTGGGAAAGAAACTGAGAGCATTACATCGACTGAACCAGTTGAAAACACTTACGTAGCAAGTGTGGATTCTGAGGATGACAATGATGATTTACCATTCTAAAAAATGAATGTGTAAGAAACACACTAAGGTTAAAGGTATTCGTATCTTTAACCTTTTTTAACCACTAATAACAAAATAACAACAAAATAACAACAAAATGGCAGGTAAAAAACCTAGTAAAAAAGTACCTAAAAAGGTTTTCGATTTAGATACTTTTTTAAAAAAAAACGACTTAGATAAAGAAGCAAAAGACAAAGATTCAACATGGATACCACTCTCAAAAGCATGGCATGATGCCATAAAAATCCCTGGATTCCCCAGAGGTTACGTAAGTTTAGTTAGAGGATTCTCAAATACAGGAAAATCTACAGCATTCTATGAGGGCATTGCTGGTGCTCAAAAAATCGGAGATTTCCCTATTATAATAGAAACCGAAGGTAATTGGAATTGGGAACACGCAAAACAATGCGGAGTAGTATGTAAAGAAGTAGTTGATAAAGAAACTGGTGAGATTAAATCATATCCAGATGGGTTTATCTTATATCAACAAAATGACATATTTGAGAAATATAAAACTTATTGTCATAAAGAAAGTAAGTATAAAAAAGAAGATACTAGAGGTGAGCCAGTAATTGAAGATGTAGCACTACTTATGCAAGATTATTTAAAATTACAAAGAGAAGGTGAATTTCCAATGAATATAGCATTCTTTTGGGATTCAATCGGAACTCTTAATGGATATCAATCCGCAACATCTAGTGCAGCTAACAATCAATGGAACTCCGGAGCAATGAACGTATTCCAATCTATTGTTAACTTCATGATTCCATCAAGTAGAGCACTTGATAAGGAATTTGTAAATACATTAGTTTGTGTTCAAAAAATATGGATTGATAATATGGGTGGCGGTATCGTTAAACATAAAGGTGGTGAATTTATGTTCTTCAACGCTAGATTAATCGTACATATGGGTGGAATAGCATCACATGGTACTGTCAAACTTAGCGCAACAGCATTAGGACAAGAATTCAATTACGGAACTAAGGTTAAGATTAAATGTGAGAAAAATCACATTAATGGTATGAATAGAAATGGTAGTATTGCATCTACACCACATGGGTTTGTAAATCCAGATGAATTAACCGAGTATAAAAAGGAACATAGACAATTTATACATGATGCATTAAATGTACCATATGATACAGAATTAGGATTCACCACAGAAGATGGTGACTTTGAAACTGGAGATATGGCAGAATAATAACCTTTTAAATAGTTAATATTATGGGCAAAAAGCCTAGGAAATATGGAGTCGTTACTGAGAAAAGTAACACTCTGTTAATAGATGGTAACGCCCTATTTAAAAGGGGATTTTTGGGAGCCAAAGACCAAGTTAACGCTAAAGGTGAACATGTTGGAGGATTATTCCAATTCATTACAATCGTTAGAAAATTACTAAAAGAAAACCTATATCACAGAGCCTTTGTGTTCTGGGATGGGGCTTTTAGTGGTCGAATGAGATGGGAAATATATTCGGATTATAAAATTAGTCGTGATAAAGATTTCGTAAACGGTACTCATCCTGTGGACTTACAAGAGGTTACTGAAAAATTTATAATCAGACAATATCTAGAAGAGTTATTTATTAGACAATATATGGATGAAACTAAAGCTGGAGTTGAAGCGGATGATTTCATAGCCTTATATTGTTCAACTAAAGGAAAAGGTGAAACTATTACCATATGTACTAGTGATAGAGATTTATGTCAGTTAATTAACGGTGATGTTCAAATCTACCTATGCGACCTTAAAGAGTATGTTACTGAATCTAATTATAATAAGTATTTTAAACATCACGTTAGAAATTCAAAATTAATTAAGATTATTGGTGGTGACCAATCTGATGATATTAAAGGAGTTGCAGGTGTTAAAGAACCGACCCTATTAAAATACTTTCCAGGGTTAATTAAGAAAGAAATGACTTTAAATGAAGTTATAAAAGAAGCAAAAATCCTACAGTATTCAAGGATTGATAATAAGAAAAAGCCTTTAAAAGCTTTGACAAATATCATATATGGGGTTACTGATGGAGTACAAGGAGATAAACTTTATGAAATTAATGAGTTGTTGGTAGATTTATCAACACCACTAGTAGATGAAGATAATGTTAAAATATTTAACGAATTAAAAGGACCTATAGGTGATATAGATAGTAGAGGAATTAAAAATGTATATACGTTTATGAAACGTGATGGTATAGATAAGTTTATTTACAATTTTAGTACTGAATATCTACTACCTTTTAAAGAATTAATAGAACGAGAAAAAAAACAAAGTAAATAATATGAAAGAAGAGGAGAAAGATTTTAAACACTTAGGATTACCATATCAAAAAAGATTAATCGCACAATTTATAACAGATTATAAGTTTTCAAATAATATAATGGATATTGTGGACCCTAACTATTTTTCAGATGAGTATCTACGTAAGATAGTTGCTACAATTAAGGATGCATATGAATGTAAAGAGGTAATTCCAGATATCGATAGTTTATCTTTTAGATTAGCGGAGAGGAAAGATAATGCAATGACTAAGAAGTTCATTAACGCTCAATTAGCTCAGATAAAGGAAATTACTTTAAATGATTCTGACGAAGTTCAAGAAATGGCAATGAGATTTTGCCAACAACAAGAACTAAAAAAGTCGATGAACAAAATGCAAGCTATCTTTGATAAAGGTGACCCGGATAGTTACGAACAATGTGAAGAGATACTTAAAAAAGCCTTAGAAGTAGGTAATAATAAGGATGATGCTATTGATGTTTTTTACAATTTAGAAGCAGTATTATCAGATGACTTTAGAAGCCCTATCCCAACAGGGATTACAGGTTTAGATGCTAAGATGAATGGAGGTTTATCTAAAGGTGAGTTAGCAGTGGTTTTAGCACCGTTTGGTGTTGGTAAAACTACTTTCATGACTAAATTAGCTAGTACCGCTTTTGATTTAGGATTAAACGTACTTCAAATATTTTTCGAAGATACACCTAAAATCATTCAACGTAAGCATTTAGCATGTTGGTCTAGTATAGAAATTAATGATTTAGGGTTAGTCGAACATAGACCTGAACTTGACACTCTAATGGCTGAAAAAGAAAGTGGCGCTGGTTATTTGAAATTGAAGAAATTTGATAGTCATGGTACTACAATGCCAATGATTAAACAATACGTTAGAAAATTAGCAGCCGCTGGTAAAAAACCAGATATTATCCTTTTAGATTATATCGATTGCGTTACGCCAGTCAAAGGTAATGGTGATAGTAGTGAATGGTCTGGTGAGGGTGTTATAATGAGACAATTCGAAACATTACTTACAGAGTACGATATGGCAGGATGGACAGCAATTCAAGGTAATAGAAGTTCTATTTCTGCGGAAACTGTAGATTCTTCAATGTTAGGTGGCTCAATTAAAAAAGGTCAAATTGCTCACTTCTTATTATCAATAGCAAAAACTCTTGAACAAAAAGAAACAGGTAGAGCGAATATGGCAATACTTAAATCAAGGTTCGGAATAGATGGGATTGTATTTGATGATATTTTATTCGATAATGCTAGAATACAAATTGAAGTTGAAAATGGAGTAGCTAAAAGCGCATTGGAAAAAGAAAACAGTAAAGGTTCTGATGCCATAGCAAGAGTGCAACAATTAATGGCAAAATTAAAAGAAGATAAAGAAAAAGGTATTGATAATACTGAAGCTTAAAAAAATATAAAGAATGAATATAGAACATGAAAAATTAAGAAGCGATTACTTCAAAGGAGATGATTTAGCAGTAAACGTTTGGAAAGATAAATATAAAATTGGTGAACCAGGTGACCCTGATGAAGAAATAACTCCAGATTATATGCACCTTAGAATGGCTAGAGAGTTTTCTAGAGTGGAGAGTAAGTTTCAATCAGAAGAAGTCCTTAAATGGATTATTGAAAAAGAGTTACCATTAAGTAAATATGGTATTACTCGTGAAGATTTAACTACTAAAAGTATATACGAATTATTTAAAGATTTCAAATACATAGTACCTCAAGGGTCAATAATGTCCCAATTAGGTAATAATAAACAAATAGGGTCCTTATCCAATTGTTTCGTTATTGGTCAACCAGAAGATAGTTATGGTGGAATTTTATTAAAAGACCAAGAATTAGTCCAATTAATGAAGAGACGTGGTGGTGTAGGAATTGATATTAGTACATTAAGACCAAACAACACTCCGACATCCAACGCTGCGAAGACTTCTACGGGTGCTGTGTCCTTTATGGAGAGATTTAGTAACTCGACTAGGGAAGTCGCTCAAAACGGTCGTAGAGGAGCTCTAATGCTTTCTATCGATGTGAGACATCCGGATGTTGCAGACTTTGTTACTATCAAAAACGATAGAACTAAAGTAACTGGTGCGAATATTTCAATTTCATTACGTGATGATTTTATGGAAGCAGTTAAGGCTGATGAAGATTATATCATGAGATATCCAATTGATGCTCATGTGTCAAAAGATATTTTTGAGAATGTTGAATATAATAAATTAATTGAATTACCAGATAGTGGTATTTGGGCTAGAAAAATTAAAGTAAAAGAATTATACGACCTTATTACTGAAAATGCATGGGATAATGCTGAACCAGGACAAATATTTATTGACAGACATTGGGATTATAGTCCAGATGGTGCATATTCTCAATATAGAGGTATAACTACAAATCCTTGTGGTGAAATCTTTATGCAACCATATGATGCTTGTAGACTTATGGCTATCAACTTATACTCATTTGTTAATAATAAATTTAAACATAATGCTTTTATTGATTATAAAAAATTATACCAAATTGCATATGAACAACAAAGGTTAGCCGATGATATCGTAGATTTAGAATTAGAAAAGATATCTATAATTTTAGATAAGATTAAAAACGACCCGGAATCTAATGCTAGTAAAACGGTTGAATTAAACCTATGGAATAATATCTATAAAGTTGCTAGTTCTGGTAGAAGGACTGGTTGTGGATTTACTGGGTTAGGTGATATGGTTGCCGCTATGGGTGTTGATTACGATTCTGAAGAGGGAATGGTAATTATCGATAAAGTAATGAAAACAAAAATGGAAGGTGAATTAGATTGTACTATTGATTTAGCAATTCTAAGAGGACCATTCGTTGGTTGGGATAAAAATATTGAATTCGAGGCTAGTGAAAAACCAATACTTTTATTGGGTAAGAACGACTTTTATAGTTTTATTGCGGATAAATTTCCAGAGCAAGCTTTAAGAATGTATGAACATGGGAGAAGAAACGTTTCTTGGTCAACAGTGGCTCCAACAGGTAGTGTGAGTATTCTTACTCAAACAACTTCAGGATTAGAACCAGTATTCTCGATTTACCCATATTTAAGACGTAAAAAACTAAACCCACAAGATGTTGGAGTTAGAGTTGATTTTACCGATGAAAATGGTGACCAATGGCAAGAATTCTCAGTAACTCATAAAGGTCTTATGGATTTTATTAGAGCGAATGAATTAAGTCTACCAATTATCACTTTATATGATAAAACTGGTAAAACTAAAAAAGAGGAAGAGACATTGGTTAAATTAGTAGTTCAATTTATCAGTGATGTTGATACACCATACACTAATAGTACTGCAAATCATATTAATTGGTTAAATAGAGTTACTATTCAAGGAATTATCCAAAAATATACGACTCATTCAATTAGTTCAACTATTAATTTACCAGAAGATGTAACTAAAGAGGAAGTTTCCGAAATATACATCAAATCTTGGGAATTAAACCTAAAAGGTGTTACAATTTACAGAGATGGTTGTAGAACAGGTGTATTGATTACTAAAAAAGAGGAAGAATCTGAGGGTATTATTTATAATGACTCTCCTAAACGTCCACAAACATTAGATTGTGATATATTCCACCCTAAAGTTAAAGGGCAAGTATATACTGTAATTGTTGGATTATTAGACGGAAAACCTTATGAAGTATTCGCATTAGATTACGAAGTGGCTAAAGGATTTTCTAAGGCTAGAACGATAAAAGTTAAATCTGGATTATATTCATTAATTGATGAAAATGATGAGGCTATTTACGAAGATATAGGTCAAGGTATGGATGAGGTTGAAGAGATGCTAACTAGAACAACTAGTGGTGTGTTAAGACACGGTATGCACCCTAAATTTGCAGTTGACATGCTAAGTAATGGTACTGGTGATATAACTTCATTTACCAAGGTTATGGCAAGAACGCTTAAGAGATACATTAAAGATGGTGAAAAATCAGTTAAAAAATGTGGAAATTGTGGTAAAGAAGATGCACTGATTTATGAAGAAGGTTGTCAGAAGTGTAAATATTGTGGAGATTCTAAATGCGGATAAGATGGGGAAAGTAGAAATATTAGAAGAATTACTGAATGAGATTTATAATTCTGAAGAGGTTATAGATGGTTCGTACAACCCACTTGAATTTGGAGATGAAGTAGAAGAAGTTAATGAGTATTATGAACATACTTTAAATACCCTAAGAAATTTCATGTCAATTCTTAGAACTAGAATAAAAATTGAAAAAGGAGAATAATTAAATAGGTAGATGAAAGTCTACCTTTTTTTGTTTAAAACTTTACTTTAAGATATTTATTATTAAACTTAACATTATGACAGCATATTTAATAGGACAAATAATAGGGGGTACAGTAATAGTAGGATTTTTATTTTATGTTTTCATATATAAGAAATTCATTAACAAAAAATAAAGATGGCTAATAAAAGTATAAATATAAATTTTCCATTTAGAGATAGCCCAAAAGGATTCTTCTTAGACCTTAACGTTACCGATACAGCAGCGATAAAGGCCGATTTAATGCACCTAATTATGACCAATAAGGGTGAGAGATTATATTTACCAGATTTCGGCACAGACTTACGTAAACATTTATTCGACCCTATGGATGGTATAACTTCATCCGAAATTCAGGTTGAAATTACAGAAGCAGTTAGGAAATACATACCAAACTTAAAAATAAATAGTGTTGAGATTGAAGATGAAACTGAGAGTCAATACGGTGCAGTTGTTAGGGTAGATTATACTATAACTGAAGACGTATTCGAAATTAACGATTTCATAATCGTAAAACTTTAACATAAAATACATAAAATACCTTTATTTGCCCAACTTTTTTATTATGTTTATATTTATATATAAACAATTAAA